CCAAAGCGTTTGAAGGAGGCAAAGGTGACCTCCGACTTGCTCGGGTAACAGACTTAACCACATATGTCCGCCATGAGCAGGAGAGACCTGGATGCTGGGCAGATAAAGGATTCCGTAAGGACTTCGAAAAATCAAACCCCGAGTGCAAAATCAAACACTAATTATTTTATATTATGCCAAACTACGCAACCGCAACTTACTCTCAGTTAAAATCTAGATTTCAGGCTTTAGCTGGATTAGAAGCACTTCAAACTACTGATGCAAATTTCCTTCGAGATTTAGTAAACCGAAGAGCTAGACTTGCTCACGAACGATATCCCTGGCCTCAGTTCACCATAATTGGTGAAAGCGTGGCAGTGGCGACTTCAGATGCAAATCGTCTTCGAGTTTACGGGGCATCCAATAAATTGGATAACGATGCCAATGTTGTTTTCCGTATTCATAAGGCTGATCCATCGTCCACCAGGTATCCTGAAGAATATACATTTTTTACAGAATTAGATTCCGGCGGATATCCAAGTGTAAAAATCATTGAACCAACAGCATTGAATGGAGTGAATGTTTTTGTCACCTATCGTAAAGATTTGCGTGGGGAGATAAACTCGGGATCAGCAAGTTCAGGATACTATGGTGATGAGGCCGGAGATGAATCCGAAGTGCCAAACTTTCTTTTGGACTACTTGGTGCAGGGAAGCTATGCCGATTTTCTTCGCGGAGACGGCCAGACAGAAAAGGCGATGGTCGAAGAGCAAAACGCTGAAATGATTTTGGTAAAAGAAATAGATATGGTTCGTGAACAAGGCAGGCAATTTAGAAATGACATTCTTCAATATCGTGCTCCATCACAATTCCGTAGACACAACATTCAGGCAGGTGGATCACCTGTAGCCGGTGCTGGTGTGGATAATGTTCAATAATTATTGATGGCAAGAACCATTACATTTGAGTCGCTTGAAAAACGCTTTAAAATGGCGGCAGGTTTGGCGACTTTAACTGAAGTAGATGAGTTTTTCTTCAAGGAATCATTAAACAGTCGAGCACAGACAGCCTGGCATCGTTGTAAATGGCCTGAACTACTCAAACTGGTAGAGAAGTCAGTCGGATCGACTACTAATCCCACAGCAGGCAAGGCAGTACAGATCGACAATGATTTAAACATCATGGAGATCCACCAGGTTTACACGAAGAATCCATTTACTGATAGCACAGCGGTATTGTTAGATTTTAAACTACTGGACGGATACTTGATTCTATCGGCAAACAGTTCGGTCACATCTGTCTTTATTGTCGGGACCGCAGTTCGCCCAACCTACGGGAAGGATGCAGGAGAGGAATCAAATGTTCCTGACTTTTTAGCTAACTACCTGGTAGCCGGCGGACTCAGCGACTTTCTTCGTGGAGACGGACAGACAGAGGCGGCATTTCAAGAAGAGAATAGAGCGGAAGAATATCTCGCATTAGAAATAGATCGGGCAGAACGCCTGCAATCTCAAAACAAAATAACCTTTAACACTTATCCGAGCTACTCGTTCGGCATTTCAGTTTTAACCACATCATAAAATGGGCATATCATCATTCAATATTCAGAACAGCATGGGAGCCAATGGTTGCACCTATGTTAACGGCACAGGAGCAACTACAGGCGACTTTGTTGCAATTCAATTTACTGAAGATTCGGTAATCGGAGCAATCACTGGACAAATGGATAATTCGGCAGACTTAGTTTCTGACGCAATTACATTCAGTAAAAACGACTGTCTGTATTTACCCTTCTCTAGTGTAACTTTGGCTTCGGGAGCCGCTATCCTCTACAAAGCCTAATGCCTTATTTCGGTCTAGGTTTATTCATTGGCGACATTGAGAATGATAGTCAGGTCGGCCCTACACCACCAGGCGGTCCTGATGGCGTTATTCAGACAGAGGCGCAAGATTTCTTACAGGTAGAGGCCGGGCAATTTTTAGCATTCGACTAGGAGATAAAACAAAATGGCAAATAAGAAGATATCATCACTCGGTTCATTGGGCGGAACACCCGATGTGGCGGACATCATTCCGATCACCGATGTCTCGGACACCACGGGATCGGTAAATGGTACTACGAAAAAAGTAACGGTAGCCAACCTGGTGGCCGCCGCTCCCCAAGGCGATCTAGTCGCAAGTAATAACTTGAGCGATGTGGCAAATGCAGGAACTGCTAGGACAAACCTTGGACTCGGCACAGTGGCTACCACAGCAAGTTCCGACTACGCAACTGCGGCACAGGGAGCATTAGCAGATAGTGCTACTCAGCCTGGTGATCTTGGCACAGCGGCATCGCAAGATGTAGGGACTTCGGCAAGCAATGTGGTTCAATTAGACGGAACTGCCAAGCTACCTGCTGTAGACGGATCGCAATTAACGAATTTACCTGGTGGATCAGTCGATGGCACACAGGTTACCTCCACAGGCGAAACAGGTGCTACTAAATTCTTGCGAGAAGACGGAGATGGAACCTGTTCGTTTCAGACAGTTCCAATTACAGACGAAAATTTACGAGGCACAGAAAATCCACATATCGGAGCGTTTCCCAATCAATCGTTAAAGGTTATAGATAATCCCTCTCAATCCGTCATGGTTATCACCGATGCGGATGGCAACTTGGAGTTTTTAACGAAGGATGGAGCGAATGTTTTTGTCAATACACCTTCATCCCGTCTCGCATTGGCTAAAGGGTTTAGTATTCAATCTGACGGCACAGAGCCTGATATAGAGGCAGTCGATACAGATGGCACTACTTACTCAGTAATCAGCGGAGATACCGACACAAAGGGAGCCAACGGGCTTCCAATCAGACAAGGTTTTAACTTTCCCGATATTGGGGCTAATCCATCACCACTTTTAATTTCAGGTGGTTCAATCTCTTAAATAAATAAAAAATGAGTAATTCTTCAGTACAAGCAAAATATCCTAATGCAATATGGTTCGACTCTGCCCATTCGGGAACCGAGTCAGGAACATTTGCAGAACCTTACAACACAATCGCAGAAGCATTAGCCGCTGTCAGTAATGATGGGCAAATAGCGGTGAAAGACGGGACACATAGTGTAGGTGAAATAGAATTTACTACAACAGGTTTAACTATTGTAGGTGCTTCTACTGCCGCTGTTTTACGGAATACATCAACAGGTAATTCCATTGATTGTAATGCAACTACAGGTACTTTTCGATTAGAGACTATAAAAGTCGTAAATGATTCTACAAGTTTTGGACTTGGTGTCATCGCTTGCGAATCAGATATGGTTATCGATGGATGCATAATTGACTCGGGTGTAAATGTAGCCACATCACGGGGTTTCTTGGGGAATGACAGCAATAATAAAACATTCACTATAGAAAATTCTATAATAATTTTTGGGAGTGGATCAGGATATACTACTTCTTTGACGAGACAGGGAAGCACTCCATCTACTCTTAATGTTAGAAGTTCAACTCTGCTGATGAATGCAAACTCTGCTGATGTGGGTTTATCTACTAGTGGTGCAGGGGAGTTTAAAAATTCGATACTTATAGGAAAGTCTACTTATGCCGTAACAATCGGATCATGGAGTCCATCTGTTATAAAAAACTGCTGTCTTAATGATACAGCGTATACTACAGGGAGTCCATTGAGTGGTGCTACGGATTTTTTATATGAGACAGACCCACAATTCGTAGACTCTTCGACAGGCGATTATCGCCTCCGCCCATCCTCACCTTGCATCAACGCAGGAACCGCAAGCTAAGTAGTCATGGCACTCAATAAATTGCACAAGAAGGACTTTACCATTGCGGTGAAGACAGGGACAGATGCGAACAAGTCAAAGTTTAAGAAGGAGTGTGTGCAAGGTGAGTTATACTTTGCTACTGACACCAAGAAAATCTATGTGGCCGAGACTACCGCAGGATCATCTGACGCGACCCTAGCACAGTTTGATCCTGACGCTACAGGGCAGTAATGATCTATGCACTCTTGGCACTTACCTTATTGGCGGGATGTTCGCTTCGTTCGACCTACCC